GATTAATAATGAGCGTATATCACGGATTGTTTTATATTCACGAAGAAAAACGATTTGCTCGATGGGAAGAATACATAGAGTTTTATCGCCAGCAAAGATTAAAGGATAATGACTAAAAAACTACAGCAAGATTCAGTCTGGGCTAAATATGACATCGATAATGATGGCACTGTTAGCGATGAGGAGCTAGAACGGGCAACTCAAATGATTGAATTAGATTTGCGAGAAGAAAAACAAGACTCTCAAAGACGTATAGCTTGGGTGGCTATGTCTTCTATGGTGTTATATTCATTACTACCTTTATTCCCTTTTGTACCAGAAGAACGCCTCGCAACTTTGTCTTCTCTAAGTGATATGTTGTTCCTTAGTCAGGCTTCTATTATAGGTTTGTATTTCGGGGCTACAGCCTATATGTCGCGTAAACCGTAGAGGTTTACCATGATTATAGAATCCGTAGCTGCGGCAGGGGCGATCTTGTCTACAATATCGACCGCGATTAACAAGTTAAATGAGGTTGGTGATGGTGCTGCGAAAGCAGTTGAGTTGATGCAAGGATTTTCTGACGCGCTAGATTCGTTTGAGCGTGAAAAGAAAGACTCGGTTATTAGCAACTTGTCATCTCAAGAACTTTTAAAATTAGAATCAATTAAGCACAGAAGGGATCAGTGGGAAAAATCACTTCACGATATGTTGGTTATCCACGATCCAGCTTTGTTGCAACGATGGGATGAGGCTAAAGCTAGACAGAAAGCGGCCCACAAACGACAGATGGAGGCTATCAAAGCTAGAGCGGCTGCTCGTAAGAAAATGATTCAACAAATTTGGGTCATAATGGGAGTAACCGCTATAGGTTTACTTTGTGCATTTATACTTATTGGAGGGATAATATTAATCTTTAAATGATGGATATAGGAGCTTCAACACCAGTTAATCAAGTTGCTTGGCGGCAAGTAGCTGAACAAAAATATCAAAGACTTATGGAAAATTTACAAGTCGAAGAGCAAAGACAAAGAGTAGAGCAATTAAACGCTACATTGTATATTGCTAAAAACGGCAAGATCCAAATGGATAATGCTAGAAGAGAAAATTCTATTAACTTTTTGGTGTAATTATGCCTCCAAAGAAAAAAAGCAAATCTAAAGTCAACGAAGCTGGAAACTATACAAAGCCGACCATGAGAAAAGCTTTGTTTAACAAAATAAAAGCCGGATCTAAAGGCGGTAAGCCTGGGCAGTGGTCTGCTCGTAAAGCGCAAATGCTTGCCAAGCAATATAAAGCTAAAGGTGGTGGGTACAAAAGCTAATGGCTAAGCAGGCTCAACAAAAAATAGAGACTAAAAAAAAATAGAAGAGCGTATTCGTCAGCAAAAGTTAAAAGAGCATAATCAATAATGGCTTTAAAGAAATCTCAAAAATCGTTAAAAAAGTGGACTAAGCAAAAATGGAGCTGGCAGCAGCAAACAAAAAGAAAAGAGCCGCTACTGCAAAAGGAAAGCAACACGCAAAACACGGTTTACATAAAGGAAAGAAACGATAATGCCTGCTAAAAAAGACCCAAGATTAGCTAGAGCAGGGGTTGCTGGATTTAATAAGCCCAAGCGAACCCCTAATCATCCTAAGAAGTCTCACATAGTGGTGGCTAAAGAAGGTGATAAAATTAAAACTATTCGATTTGGGCAGCAAGGCGTAAAGACAAATCAAACAGCAGGGCAAAGGAAAGCGTTTAAATCTCGCCATGCAAAAAATATAAAAAGAGGTAAGCTCTCAGCAGCTTATTGGGCAAATCGGGTTAAATGGTCTCCTAGTAAAACTAAGTCGCCTTCAAAGAAATGGAAGAAAGGATCTTAGATGGGATTTAAGTTAAGCATTGGATTAGGCATTGCTTTGATGCTTGTATCTGGTGCTTTTAAAATGTATTACGACAAATCACAAGCTGAATTGGATGCGTTTCATATAAGGTTAGAACAGTCAATTCAGAAT